TGGACAATAAACTTGAATAGATCACTTGGGTTAGACCACCTAGAATCAGGGTCATCGTTAGATCGTAGATTAGTTGCCCATTCGTTAATTTCGTTGTAGTTCATTTCTGTCCTCCTTTTCTCTTTCTGGGACTATATTACCACAACTATATAGTAATGTCAATAGGTAAAAGCGACTTTGTGTTAGATTGTAATAGCATCTGAAGGAGGTCAATCGTGGCGGAAACGGACACGGCGAGCGTAGCCAGTGAGCCATGCGCCAACTGCGGCGGCAAGGGCTATATCGAGCGAGAGGCAGGCTTAATCAGACTACGATGCGGTTGCCAGGTGCCGCCTGTAAAGGAAGCCAATGCAAGAGATACTGAAAGAAATGGACAGCCTGATAGAAGTAGTGCAGTCCCAGTTGCCCGCAAACCCCGGAAGCGCAAAGGCCGAAAAGCTGGCAAACGCTCTCGAAAAGTCAATGGCTGAGTATTTCAAGGGGCTAGAACAGGCCTTTCCGTTTCACAGGCTTGATGAGTTGTACTATAGATTGTGAGGCAGGAATAATGATCCTACCTGATGCCATAGATAGCATCCTAGACCCTCTGTTGAGGATATTTCAGGGGAATCTACTTACTCGGCTGAATGGACATATTGCGATGGTCTACCTTGCTGGCTCGGCTGAGATGGTTGAATACGGGAAGACCAAGGGGGGGAAGCCGATTTACTTCGAAGGACCTCCCATGCAGCAGGCGATTGATTACGCGGCCAAACACTGTGCAACACTTGTCACCGGCATAGATGATGAGACCAAGAAGCGGCTTGCGCAGATAATTGCAGACGGCATTGAGAATAAGCGAGGCGTGCCGGGGATAGCCAGAGATATTCGGGCACAATTCCAGGACATGAGCAGATACCGAGCAAAGTTAATATCTCAAAACGAGACAGCAGACGCTTTACAACAAGCCTTTATGGATAGAGCCGAAGCCATGGGTATCGAGGGGAAAGAGTGGATTACTGCGGGAGATGAAAAGGTTTGTGAGATATGTGGAGGCAATGAGGCCGAAGGTGTCATTCCTTTACATCAACCATTTTCGAGCGGAGATATGCGACCACCAGGACACCCAGGGGGTTGCCGTTGCGCCTTGGCTCCTGCGATGTTAGGGAAATAGCGGCAAAAAATTAGTCTGGTTTTACCGCTCAGTTTACAAAAGGCTCACAAAACGGCGGGTTTAGGCAATAGCCAAGCGGCAAGAAGTTGCCGCTTTTTGTTTTCAGGCGGTTTTGAACGCAGAACAGCGAGGAGACACGAATGGACATAACCACAATCATAGAGACCGCCATCAATGCCCTTCTCTTTGTGGGAATAATATATTTTGCTATCTTTCGGCGAGGCGAGAAATCAAAGGGTTCTGAGGACAGGATTGCCGCCCTCGAAGGCTTTGAGATTGAGACCAAGAAATCCATCATAGACCTCTATCTCAGATGCGAGGTGATTCAGACAACCGTGGCAACCTCATTGGCTAGTCTCCTTGCCAAATTAAATGACATCACTATCGCCAATGAGGGCAGAATCAGCCGATTGGAAGGCAAGGCAAACAGCGAGGACAAGAAGTAAAGGAGGGAACGTGTCAGAGAATCCAGAAACTCCTAAGAGGCTCAAACCAGGCACTACGAGGCTGGCGTTCATCGTTATCTGTGCCTGTCTAGCAATATTGGCTACGCTCATTGTAATCTATGCGGCCTATGCCCCTGTCGTTGATATGAAGGATATGGTGAACGTAGCTCTTGGTGCAGTCGTGGGAATTCTAGGCACAACCATCGCATTCTACTTCGCCGGTAGAACATCTTATGACTAACCCAAATGGGGACTAGTAAATTTGGAGGATATTGAATATGCCGTACACCAAAGACAATCCGCCGGAACGAATTAAGGGGTTGCCTGCTCACGCGCAGACCATCTGGCTTTTGTTAGTCGGCAATTTACTGCATACCTGATCTGGCATTGTTTGGAGCAGAAATGAAGAACACCTTCTCGGCAATCAAGGCGACCCTTACTGCGCTTGAAGACGATACCACATACTGGGCAGGTAAGTTCAATATCATTAATGCCTTTATTCCAGGCTGGTTTACCTTGGTGCGTTTGCCCCGATAATTTATATGCACATTTACGAGAGCAACATCGGATCCTTTTATCTCTTGGAGTGAATATCTTACCACAGGCAGCACAAGGTCGAGGCGGTGCATGGTTGTAGAAACGCTCACTCATTATCAATTTAGCTTTAACATAATCGCCAAGAATCTCATGTCTTTTGGCATGACAATTCTTACAAAGGGTAATGAGATTATTTAGGTCATTATTATAAGCATTTATATCGTGGTGATGTACCTGAAGGTTTTTGATGCCACCGCAATCGTTGCAACTACCATCACGGGCAATGGCGAGTTTCCGTAACTTATGGGGAATGGAAGATCGGAATTGTTTAGATTCTTTCCAGTTCGGGTTATTGCTACCTTTCTGGTATTCTTTTTGATAAGAGGCTTTACAGGCAATAGAACAAAAGGTGCGATTGATAGAAAGCTTATCACTTATTGCCATCCCGCATTGTTTGCACTTGCTTATTTTAAGCGGCTTATGGGATTTATTGAGACTTCCCTTCGGTCTACCCATAATGAAATCATAGCAGATGCTACAAAGAAAGTCAAGTCAGTAAATATCTATTTATGGAGGTGAACTTATGCCATATCCAACACTGGATAGTTTGCCTGATTGGGTTAAAGCAATGCCCAAACATGCTCAAGAAATATATCAGGCAGCATGGAACTCAGCCTTTGAACAATATAAAGATGAAGGGAAGGCAGCAGCGACAGCAATTACTGCCGTTGAGACTAAATACAAAAAGAATGACAAAGGCGAGTGGGTCGCAAAGGAGGCCAAGGTGAAAGAAGCCGATCTGAGTATGGATGATAAGCGGACAGCGATTCAGGCGGCATTGAATACCAAGTTAGGCACACCTTCATCCGAAGTACGCCCTGTGGGTGGTCTGTGGGTGCGCGACATTTTCGATGCTGAGATTGTCTACGAGATGGGCGACGTGACTTATAAAGTTTCCTATTCAATGGACGCTGAGGGCAAAGTCACTTTTGGCACACCCGCTAAAGTCATTCGGCAAACCGTTTACAAACCTATTGAGTCTCTACAGGCCAAATACTCTGAGATAATCCAGGAGTGCATCAAGCGAGGTGTGTCCGCCGATGCTCCCCAAGTGAAGGATGCGCTGGCCAACTGCACAAAACTCATATCCTCCGATAAGCCGGAGGAGACCGCAGTTGCACAAGTCCTCAAAGAAGCCGCGGCCTCTCTTCTTTGGCTCAGAGAGCAGGCCGTGACCAAAACAGAGGACGGTGAGAGCTTCCCTGCCGCTGCATACGGTTATGTGCCTGACCCCGAAAAGCCCTCGGAATGGAAATTACGCCTCTGGGAAGACCCACAGAAGAAAGTCACCCGGGCCCAACTTGGCCGCGCTGCTGCGGCTCTGTCCCCAGGTGGATTCCGAGGGCAGAAAGTCCAGATACCGAGCGACGATCTGGCCGCAGTCAAGCGGAAGATCAGAGCCGAATATGCCAAACTGGATGTTCCCGATGAGGAGATACCTCGTTGGGTGAAAGAGGCTGAAATGAGACAGATTGTTTCCGAGTATATCCCATTGATAGAGGCTAAGGTTGACGGTTCTGGGAAAGCCCAACTGATTGTCATTAAGCCCGGATTCAATGCTACAAGGGAACGCTATTACCCAGCTGAAGTGCTTGCGCGGGACTGCAGGATATTCGAGGGCGTAAAGATGTTCGCAGATCATCCTACAGAATCAGAAGAGAAATCACGGCCCGAGAGGTCGATACGGGACTGGGTTGCCACGCTGCACAATGTTCACCCGGTAGAGCAGGGTGTAATCATCGGAGAGGCCGATATCCTCGAACCCTGGCTGAAAGAGAGATTAGCCACACTGCGAGACAAGGGACTCCTGAAAGACATCGGAGTCTCTATCAATGCAGTGGGCACCGCTTCAAAAGCTGAGGTCGAGGGAGTCAAAACCAATCTGATAGAGCGCCTTGTGAGAGCCCGGTCGGTGGACTTTGTGACAGAAGCAGGCGCCGGCGGTCAAGTTGAACTGTACGAGGCCAACAGCGATGCAACCTGGGACGTTGACATAGTAACCTTAGAAACGCTCAAGGAGCGCCGCCCTGACCTGATGAAGATTGTCGAAACAGGTATCAGGGCAGAAATCGCAAAGGAGGCGAGAGCAAAAGTGGAAATTGAAGAGCAACTGAAAGAGGCCAAAACAACCATCGAAGCCCTGACCAAAGAGCGGGACGATCTGAAGGCTAAGTTTGAAAAGGCAGAACAGGACAAACTCATAGCTGCAACCCAAGCCAAAGTTTCTGAGGCTCTGGGTAAGGCGACTGAGTTACCCGATGCTGCCAAGATACGGATAGCCGCTAAGTTCGCCAACGCTACCAGCGATGAGGGATTGGTCGAGGCTATCAAGGCTGAGGTCGATTACATCGCTACCATTCGAGAGAGTGGCAAGGTCAAGGGCATGGGCGCTTCCAATCCTGACCCGGAGAAAATGAAGGCCGAACTCACGGAGAGTTTTGAGCGCCTGACTGGTGACAAAAAGAAAGCAGAAATCGCTGTCAAAGGGCGATAGTAGGACCGAAAAACTAACAGGAGGGAAAAGTAATGCCTTACGACATGACAGTCAAATCCGCTGGAGATGAAATTTCCAGCACCTATGAAGGCCGGCATATCACTTTACTGGAATCCCAACTCGTACACCCTACGCATAGTCCAGACTATGTTCACAAGGGGGACCCGGTACTTATCGGCACTGATTTGGTAGGAGTCGCATTCCGAACCGCTACAGCGGCCACTGACCTGATTGCTATTGACACTGAGGGCATCTGGGCTCTCACCTGTACCGCCGAGAACTATAGTGGTAATAGCGCAATCGCCGTTGGAGACCGGCTGTATATAAGTTCAGCGGGAATCATAACCAAGAACGACCATGATGTCCCATTCGGTTATGCCCTGAGCACACTGACCAGTAGCTACACTGACATCGTGACCGTTAAGGTTCATGCCGGCACTGCCGTAGCCCAACCTTAAGACAGAGGAGCCATAAATGGTAATAACTGGTTCGCCCAGAAAACCTAAACGCGAAGATGGTTTCACTACGATATTCACTAAGGGGCGAGTGGAAAGATTTATCTTCTCCCGAATCAAGCCGACCTTAATGACTCTGTTAAACCTATTCGCCGATAATGTTCCCCAGCCTATGAAAGAGAACACGAGATGGAACAATACAGATGTTCTGATTGACATCCGTGATCGATTTTTCCAACTGGAGAACAACCCGAGCCGCGAGGGCGCTTTCAGGGCAATTTGGAACTTCATCATCATCATGTATGACTTCGACCCCTATTACCAGCAGCGAATTGACTGGTTGATGGAGCAAGTGAAGAAAGCGCCTTGGGAACCGCGAGAACCTGGGCGACCTAGACCGCCTCAATGGAGAGAATTCAGTGGCCAGTGAGGTTATAAAAGACGGAACTCGCTGCGATTGCGGCGGTAAGGTCGATAAACTTTACCCATTGGAGTCGTCTAATGTATGGCAGGGCAGATGTTTTGTCTGCGGGAAACTTTTTACAGTAATCGAAGAAAGAAAAACGGAGGTTGAAAAATGCCAGAGTTGTTAAAAATCATGGAGGACTGGAACGGCTACGTTTCCCTTCATGAAGTCAAGAAATCCGAGGACTATGAGCAGAAACTGAAGGAAACAGTTGACCTGCTCACCAATGCCAGAGGCCTTGCACCGCATAAACACAAGTTCCTGGTGCGCGAGGCCCTGACCACGAGCGACTTCCCCTATCTGTTCGGCGATGTGCTTGACCGCCAGGTGCTGGCAAGCTACAAGGCTGTCGATCCTGTCTGGAAGGCATTTGTCCGACCGGGAACCGTCCCCAGAATTTTCCCCCAGGTCGGAGGATATCGGTTTGCCATCACCGGAGGCGACCAGTATCTGGATGAGGTGGCTGAAAAGGGTGAGTATAAGGCGAGCGAACGGGATGAGGCTAGGTATCCGATCTACGTTAAGAAATATGGCCGTCAGTTCGACATTAGCTTTGAGTCTATTGTCAATGACGACCTCGGAGCCCTGCAGGATACCCCGGAGCGCTTCGCCCGGGCTGCTATCAGAACTGAGCATCGCCTAGTGACAACCGCTTATGCCGGCGATGTTGGCACCCATGCTGGAGGCAACCTCTATCAGAATGCTGTCAACGAGGGTGTTCTGGCACTGACTCTCGCCAACCTGGAGACCAGTTGTCAGAACATGATGGCCTTCACCGATGCCAATGGCGAGCCGATTATGAACCGCCCGAAATTCCTTGTAGTCGGTCCAGCGAATGAGTTCAACGGTAGGGCTATCCTCACCTCTGCCTTAAAGCAATGGACAGAGGTAGGGGCTGGTGCTGGAATCCCAGTGCCTACGGCTAATGTGATGTCGCAAATCGGCCTGCAACTCATTGTAGACCCCTATATGCCCATCATAGATACGGATGGTGCCGGGAGCTGGTATCTGTTTGCCGATCCGAGAGACATTGCGGCAATAGAGACTGACCATCTGGTCGGGCATGAGACACCCGAAATCTGCATGAAGGCAAGCGACAAGGTGGCTGTTGGAGGCGGCTTAATTTCGCCGATGAGCGGCGACTTTGAAACCGATAACGTCATCTACCGGGTGCGCGATGTGTTCGGTGCAAACAAACTCGACTGGAGAGCAACCTACGCGAACATTCATGCCTAAAAGTGATTGAGGGCATGAAGGACTGGCTAGGGAAGGCTCTAGGGCTTACTCCTTTCCTCCTATCCTTCCCTAGCCGACCAATTAGGAAGGGGCAATATGACAGATATTGAGATAATAAGGCTTTTGATTGCCGACACGACTGCCCCGCAACACTTCACAGATGCCCAACTTCAGGCATTCCTTGACATGGAGGATTCTGTGGTGCTGCTTGCTGCTGCTCGAGCACTGGAAGCATGGGCAGCGAGCCTCAGCAAGTCCACTGAGTCAGAGAAAATCGGAGACTACGGCTATACTAAGAAAGCGGCAGCCAACAAGATTGATTTGGCAAAGCAGTACAGGGAAAGCTACGGCGGCAATGATATCCCTGCTCTTGGAATTGCAACCTTAGACTTGGTAGGAAACACGGAGAATCAGTACGAGGTTTGACATGGCTTTTGCCGACTTACTTATATCCACCTGCATTGTGAGCCGCTATAGTTCGGTTTCTAGCGATGCTTACGGCCAGCCTATAAAGACATGGGTAAACATACCACCTTGGCGACCCTGTCGCCTTTCTATGGCCTCTGGCAAGGAAATACAGGTCGGTGCCGAGGTTGTGCTTGCCGATGCCAAACTGTTCATTGGCGATGTAGACATAACCGAAAAGGATAGAGTAGTTATTGGCCCTCTGACCTATGAGGTTCTATTTGTAGCCACAGTCCAAGATGGAGCAGGCGATCACCACAAGGAATGCTATCTCAGAGTGGTACGCTGATGGATGTTAGAATTAAACTTGAAACCAACATAAGAGTCGATGCCGTCAATAAGGCTGTCAAGGAAGCGGCTGAACAAGCGATGAAGGATGTCGTGGTTGATATTCATCATGATGTCGTGGAGGGATCGCCTGTCCGCACTGGCAATAACCGGCGGTCTATAACTTCTGATATTGAGGGATTGACAGCACAGGTTTATTCTACAAGTGGCTATGGTGGCTTCCTTGAAACAGGAACGTGGAAGATGCCCGCCCGCCCCTATTTCAGACCAGCCTTGGATAAATTCTTCACCGCTGAGAAAGTATCCGAACGCATAAGGCAACACCTCGAGGCCATGAAATGAACGCAGACACGAATAGCATAATCCGAGCCTACCTGGTAACCAAGACAACGCTGACAGACATAGTAGGCCAGAGGATTTACTGCCCACGACTGCCCAAAGATGCTTCGCTGCCGGCGCTTGGTTACTTCACGCGAGGCGGTAGGTCCAGCTCCTATATTCCAGGGATAGTAAGCCCATCGGTTCAATTCGACTGCTGGGGAATATCATCACTGGCAGCGCGCCAGGTCTACCGGGCCGTCTATGACAATTTGCAGGGGCTAGAAAAGACGGCGGTCGTGGTAGGAGGCAACACATACTACATCCTCAGTACAGAGGAAGAAGTACAAGGGCAGGATTTGGTAGATATCGAGCTTCCAAACTATTTTCGAGTTTTGGCATTCTTTTCAATGATGATTAGAGCCGAATAGGAGATAATACTGATCAAAATGATTAGTGCAAAACCGCTTACGCCAGAACAGGTAATGAGAGAGGATGAGATTTATTCATTTATTAAATTGAGAGATGGTGCAAGAAAGGATAAGAACTTTTTATCCGCCGACGAAATATCTAATCGATTGAAACGTATGGGCATTTCTTGGAACGATACCAGGAAAGGAACTGAGTATGAATTCACGAATGATATATGGGATGGGGAAAAATTTATTAGGGTTGCTAGGATTCGAGCATCAACAGGAGAATTTCCTAGTCTTAATAGGTATCTTGAGCAATATTCGCAATTAGCCTACTTTTGTGGAAATAATATCTATCATTTCAGTCAGAATAGGAACTATGACGGGAAGGATATTTTCCAATGGCTAATGACTTATACAGAAGGATAGGAGGGGGTATGAGATAACGTAAAGCGGACAATTTAATAACCCAAGCAGAAGCCACTCTTTCGAGTGGCTTTTTTATTGAACAAAAACGAGGAGGTATAAACCTATGGCAGACCAAACAATGACAGTGGTGGCGATGCCCTTGACGGGAATCTTGGATGTGGCAGCACATGCGAGTGCCAAAGCAGGCAATGCGGCTGGCTCAGACTACTTTTACTATCCGAATGATGGCAAGACAATCTTGCTTTGCGCGGCAACCACCGGCGACACATTCACTTTTACAGCAGTTGCTTGCGAGCATGGACGGACTGAAACAAAGGCGATTGCTGTGGCAGCGGGTAAATTTGCCGTTGTTGCTGGCTTTCTCGACCCCCAACTCTGGAATCAGACAGTAAACAACATGGTCAAGTTCAAGCCCACAACGGGACATGCTGATGATATGTTGCTGGCCGTGAAGTTCGTCTAGGCAGACAAGGTAAATAAAATAAAACAGGAGGCTGAAATATGGGAACAACAGCGAATGTACTGGTAGGAGTGGCGGCAGTCTCAATCAGATACCCTATCGGTGGGTCCTATGTGGCTGTGGGCTATACGGAGGATGGAGTATCGGTCAACTACACCCCAACCTACACCGACATCGAGGTTGAGGAAGAGGTCAACCCGGTCAGGTCCATGCTGACCAAAGAGGTCACCGAGATCATCGTCAATATGGCCGAAACGAGCCTGTTCAACATCGACAAGGCTATCGCCGGTTCTATCTTGGCTGGCAGTGTCATAACTATCGGTGGAGGCACAGCCAAGGAGATGAGCGTCAAGGTCGTAGGTAAGAATCCTGCTGGGTTTGATCGCACAATCGAGTGTTACAAGTGCGTTGCAACCGGCACGGTGGGCATGAAGTTCCGCAAGAACGAGAAGACGGTTTGCCCTGTAACCTTCAAAGCCCTGAAAGAGACCGGGCACGATGTGATGACCATAACCGACTCAGCTTCGTAAAAGTACTGAAAAAGTATTACACAAGGAGGCTTTATGCCTGACCGCAGCGAGGAAGACAAGATACTCAAAGCGCCTATCACCGTAATCTTGGGGGGAATGCCTTACGAGGTTCCCCCCTTGGTTATCGCCGAGTCCCGGAAGTGGCGGGCTAAATTTGTGGAATTCCTGGGTCAGTATCCAAAGTTGGCAAAGATCACTACGGATAGCCCAGAATTCAGCGATGCACTCAACAATTTGCTGGTGGTCATGCCTGAGCAGGTCATTGACCTCTTCTTCGACTATGCAAAGGGATTAGACCGCCAGCAGATTGAGCAGCAGGCGACAGATGCCGAACTTACCAAAGCCTTTGAGCAGGTGGTGAAACTGGCATTCCCTTTAGTGACAAGTCTAGCGGGAGCAATAGCAAAAATGTCTCCATAGGTGAGGCTTTTGAGTACCTGCTGTCTGAGTGGCACCAGCCGCCAGACTACATAGCCAATAACTGGACGGACGAGTTGTTGGACTTGATGGTTGACAAATTAGCTTTGCGAAAAAAGAGGCAAGCGGAAGCTATAAGTGGCGGTAAGAGCGAAGATATTGTTTCGGACAAAGAACTATTCCGTCTTATGGGACTCAACATTAAGTAGGAGAAGCGAGAGTGGCGATTAGCATAGGCGATGCCCTCCTGAAGGTAGGTTTAGATACTGGCGGCTTCGATGCTGGTATGCAGAAGCTCAATGCCCAGATAAAAGGGCTTCAGGAACAGTCAAAGAACACGGCACTGGCCTCGAGGGAACTCACCAAGGTAGGCGCAGGTATTACTGCCGTGGGAGTTGGTATCGCTGCCTTTTTAGGTTTGGCTGTCAAGTCTGCGGCCTCAGAAGAGGCAACCTTTATCAGGCTGTCCGGGACACTCAAGAATATCGGGGTTGACTATGAAAGTGTCAAAGGCTCGCTTGACAAGTTCATTATGGCAGAAGAGAAGGCCACCGCAGTCAACCACGACAAACTTTATGCCTCCCTGACCCAGCTTCTTAGCATCACAGGCGATTACGACAAAGCCACAAAGCTCTTGCCGATAGCACTTGATTTAGCTGCTCATGCCAATGTAGATTTGGCGACTGCTACCGATGTGGTCGCCAAAGCCTCTACCGGCGTTGCCAGAAACCTCGCGGCCTATGGCATCCAGGTCAAGGCAGGTGCGTCAGCGACCGAGATACTAGCCGCGATACAAAAAGCGTCTGCGGGTTCGGCTGAAGCCTATGGGAAGAGTACCGCCGGGGCTATGGAACAGGTCAAGAATGCTCTTGGCGAACTCATGGATTCTGTCGGTTCAGTGTTGCTTCCAATGATGAAGAAGGTTGCTGAGATAGTAAGTTCTGTTATCAATTGGTTCAATAAGCTGCCTGGCCCTGTTAAAACGGCAGGAGTAGTAATCATTGCACTCGCTGCTGGTTTGGCTCTGATTGTTGGCCCCGTGGTTTTGCTCTTGGGTATGCTGCCCACGCTAACCGCAGGAGTCGCAACCCTCGGTACGGTATTCCATATAGCACTAGGCCCCATTGGTTTAGTGTCCCTGGCCATCATGGGCTTAATCGCTGCAGGAGTAGCCTTGTGGCATTACTGGGATAAGGTGTCCGACTGGTTCAAAGACATCTGGAGTAAAATGAAGCAATCAGTCCTTCAAAGTTGCCTGGGTATGCTCGATGGGATTTCAAAAATCACCCAGTTTATCCCTGGGTTAGGCAAGCAGGTAGATGAGGCGCGGGAAAGTCTCAGGAACATGATAGACTCTGAGAAGATTTCCCGAGATGCTCGAGCTGCAGGCGTTGCCACAAGTGGCACTACGGATGAGATGAAGGCCGCCACAGAAGCAGCGAAGGAATATGCCAAGAAGGAACAGGATTTAACGGATGCCCTTGAAGACAATGCCACGCAGCAGGAAAAGGTTACTGCCGAACTGAAGGATGCCCAAGATTTATACACCCACACCGAGGAAAATGCCGCAGGTTTCAAAGGTGAAATTGACAGGCTAACAGGTGTCCTAAAGACGCAGAAACAAACCCTCAAAGATGCTGAGACGGAACTAGGCAGACTACAAAAAGTCTATGACACAGCTGAACAGAAGGTCCGCGACTTTGAGGATGCCATAAGGTCGGCTAACCAGAGACTTAATGAGCTGTCTACCCCCAGGCTCCCAGGGATGCAAGCGTCTGAAGATGCAATTCAAGCTTTACAAGTCCAGATAGACCAATTGCTTCTCCAGCAATTACAATTTCCCGAGTTCGCCGAATATTACCAGGTGGATATAGATAAGCTGGAAAACCAGAAGAACATTCTGGAGGCTCAGGCCAAGGTTGATTTCGGACCTCAATTATACAAACTCAAAGAGGGTGTCGAGGAGATTCAAGGTGCTAATAAAGAGACGATATTTGGCACTGCGATGGACGAGATTGTTGCCCTTGGTATATCTCTGAATGGGCCAGGGGGATTAAATGAGCAACTAAAAAGTGCTAATACCGAGTTGGGTACAGCCACAACTGCACTCGAAAAGCAGAAGGTTAAGGTAGGGGAATATGGCGATGCAGTAGTAATTACCCAAGGGAAACTCGATGATTTGAATGATACAGTTGCCACGATACTGAAAACTCAAAGCGATGGCATACTGGTGCTGAAGAATAGCCTGTGGGAACTTCAGCAGACCGCAATTACGACGCAAACAGAATTAGATAAGGTGAAGGCCGCAGCCGATGCGGCAGCTAGTGCAGCAGCCCGCATTCCCAGCGTTCCCCTTCTTGGTGGGACGACTGCAACAATAGGGCCAGCGGGTGGTACAACAGGTCCGACAGTTCCGACTGGTGCCATAAACCTTTGGAGGGATAATATAAATGCCCAGTGGGGATGGTCTGATACTAGCGGTAGTCATACGGGATTGCCCCCACTTGGTACTTCTCTTTCCTCAGCCCAGAAAGCCTTCCTAGCATCCTACGGTATAACTGGATACCAGCACGGAGGGTTGATCAAGGAGCCCACACTGCTCTTCGGGCTGAGATCGCGCAAGCCTTACGCCATAGCGGGGGAGGCAGGCGTCGAAAAGGTGACGCCGGTCGACAAGGAAGAGAAGGGGAAGGGCTTCGGGTTTCCCTCCTTGAAGGAGATCATCCCGCAGTCTCTGTTCAAGTTGCGACTGGGCGGAATAGTCACACGCCCCACGTTTGCCATGATAGGCGAACAAGCGCCTCAGGTCCCCGAGGTTGTAGCACCGCTGGATAGGCTGAAGGACTTTCTGGGGCTTGATATGCTCAAGGAAGCATTGAGTCCCTTGAAACAGTTGGCGCTGGTTAGCACTGCCGCTTCCGGAGGCGGCGATGTCATCATCACCATCAACGTATCGGGCCTTACGGTGAGAGAAGAGGCTGACGTGGAGAGGGTAGCTCAGCAATTAGTGGACAAAATCAGGCTCAAAACTGGCTTGAGAATCTAATCAGGAGAAGGCAATGACACTCGCAGTTAAACAATATGCGGCATTCGCAGAGGCGCGTTGGAAAGGATTGTGCCCTGACCTTTCTGCAGTAGGAACTCATCTATATGTGTGCATCACAACCGATGAACACTCGCCAGACCAAGACGGCGATGTCTCCTATGCCGATATAAAAGACTATGAGATTACGGGAACGGGATACACAGCTGGCGGTGTCGAGGTCACGTCAAAGACTGTCACCCGTTCGGGGCTTGATATTACCCTTGACTGCACCGATGCCACTTGGAACGCTGCAACATTCGCTGGCCGGTGGGGACACCTTTACTATCACAATCCTGCCGCCGATGCAGACAAATTGCTTCTTGCCTTCTTCGACTTTGAGACGAATCTGACTGTGACCAACGGCGTCTTTTCCTTGCAGGTCGATGCCGACGGTTTGCTTGTCGAATCCGTTACTCCATGAAGGAGGGAATCGTGCCAGAGGAAACAAAGGAGATTCCAGAGGTTAAACCCGAACCCGAGAAAGTGCCGAGAAAAGACTGTATTGTCAAACTGGGCATAGGGCGCAGCGTGACGAAAAGTAATCCAGTGAGGACGAAATAATGGCAACATACGGCGGAACAAGCAAACAACCAACAAAAGACAACTCCATTAGATCAGACCAGACAACTTATAACCACGGCGGGTCAGCTTATATCGTAGTGGCGACACAGATATGGCGTGCGTTGCTTGAGTTCAACATCTCTGACTTCGCTGCCCTGATAGACGGGGGAACCATCAATACAGCTTATGTCTACCTGTATTATCTTGACCACTGGTTATTGAGTTCCGCTGTTGGCAGAACCTACAACGTAGATCGGGTTAGGAGAAGCGATTTGGAGGAGGGGACTGCTGAAGGTGCGGCAGGATATGCCAACTGGAGCTATTACAAGACAAGCGCTTCCTATCCTTGGGAAACCGCCGGATGCGCAGGTACAAGTTTGGACATAGACACGACGCAGAGATCGCAGAAGGTGTTACCGGGGGCC